TCGTTGATGCGTTCATGATTCGCTTCTTGGTTTCTTTCTGTGGAAGGATCTTACTCATCTTTCAACTCCTAGGTATGTGTCTGTATGTTGGTTAAAGGAGCCGGATGTGTAGTCCAGCTATCAAGTTGTTGATTACATGTTTATGAGTGACTCGGTGGCTGCGTCGACTGCCTCAATTGCGGCCAAGTGCAGTCCTTCTCGGCAGTTGTGCTTGATGTTCTGGAGTTCGCCGATGGTCCGGATGCATATCTTCTGGATCTTCAGGCCGTCTTGCCCCAGGTCGGCGATCTGCTGCTCAAGCTTGGCAATCTCGGCGTCGCGTTCGAGGAGTGTCTGTTGCATGTTCTCAAATGCGTCCTGTTCTAATTTAAGCTGTCGGTTCTGTTCTAGGTTGACCTCCTCGTTGTACTTAAAGGTGCGGATTTGGTCCTCTAGGTCGATGATTGTGAGGTCTCTGGATGTGTTGCTCTCCACATAGCTCTCGATGTCCTCCTTGAGTTTGTCGATCTCGATGCTCTTGTCGTAGAGTCCCGATGCAGCTGTGGAAAGTTCATCCTTGAGTCCCCTGATCGTCCAGTCCTTCTTGCCGATGTCGTTATCCCGACCGATGATGTCCGATTCAAGCTTGACGATGGAAGCCTCCATCTTCTCGGCACTGGTGACGGACTCCTTGAGGCGCTTCTTTTGGTAGTCGTAGTTGTCTTGTGCGTCCTTGGCTTCAAGCTCGTACTTTTCGATGGACTCGTCGCGGTTGTTGATGACTTCGTTGAGGGCCTCGTAATTGGTTCGAAACTCCTCGATGATGATGCCTTGTTGCTCGACGATGTTGCTCAGTGGGTTGTAAGTTCCGTTAACGAAGTCTTCTGCTTCTGATTTGTTGATTTTGTAACGTGACATTGTGTTGAACTCCTGAATTTGTATCCATGTGAAAGAGCCGGATGTAGAGTCCAGCAACCGAGTGTGCTTGTAGGCTGCTACTTAGTGCGCTTCTTGAGCGATCGCTTGCGTCGTTTGCCCGTGGTCTTGATGGGTTCTTCGAGGGCTCCGTGGGCTATGAGTTCCTCGGTCGTCTGATATAATGCCTTAGCTAGTACGTGAGCGTGGCAGAGGCCAGGTGCACAGTGGCAGCCAAGGTATGTGATTTTGCCTTCGTTCCGATTCCGGACGTAGATGCTCGATAAGACCAGGAAGGCTTGGCGCATCGCCTTTGCTGCGTCTGTTCGGCTATCCACGAGTTCGTTGTGTCCTGCCAGGGCGTCCTTGAGCATCTTGGCGTATTGGGCAACGGCCTGGGCTCGGGAGCGCATCGGGGTGGTCTTGAATGGATTCGCGAGGTGTCGTGCCCAACTGTCGTTGCCGTCCTTGTCGGTGGCGGGTTGATTGCGCCCTACGTAGATATCCTGAGGGATGGAGGTGGCCGTGTGGTCTGCTGTGCGGTTAAGTAGTACGACCTGCGTCTTTTGCTGAAATGCATCCAATTTCATTTTTAACTCCTAAGTAAGCCCAAAACGCCCAACCGCGTCCTGGTGTGTTTGAATTGAAACGCGCACAACGGAGTAAGGAAGGGCGTCAACTGGATTTGACGAGGGACCCGAATGGCCAACAACAAGCCTAGCGCATGATGTGTCGGGATACGTCTAATCCGGTTTACGCCATGACGTCGAGGTTACCGTTGCGGCGCGTTCAAACACACCATGATGATGATGTATAAAATGCTAACCGACGGTCGTCGGCCACTTTGGTTCTTTGCGGAGCTAAAGAAGTGGTTTGCTTCTTTGGCAGCAAAGATGAGGCAGTGGAATTAGGGCGGGCTGTTGGTGGAATGGCTGGCATGAAAGCGCAGTATCCGGAAACCGTTCGGCCAACGAAACCGCAGGCGCGGTAGCGGCGGATCAGCGGTTGGCCGAGAGAGCAAGTTGTGTTCGTGCGTGATAGGGCGCCGCTTCGGTGACCTCGCAGCCCTCGGCGAGACCAAGTGAAGCCATGGAAGCAACAGGAAGGACCCGCCTCACCCTTGGGTGAGTGATTCCACTGCCTACCGTGGCATAGAGCTCGAGTTGTGCCTCCTAACCTGGTGCCACGTTGGCCCACCGGACTCTGCGTCAGGGATCAGAGGGGCGTGCTTGCACGGTCCCGCTTCGGGACGGAGCGTTTAGCGAACCCCTGGCAGAGCCCGGCCCGGCTTCCGGGTGACGCCCAGATGGTGCAGAAAGATACGGATTTTGTACCAATCGTGATAGTAGAGCGGACATGATTACAGGGCTTTACGCTCGTTGGGCTGCCAATCGGTGGTGTTTTCCCAGCGGAGCCTCCAATACGAGCCTGGACCCCTGTCTTTGATGGAGCATCTCCCTCTTAATATTCCACCTGAATTCGAACCTTACCCCCTGTCTTTGATTGTTCATCTGCCGGCTTCCCCGTGCTTCCCCGTTCAGGCTAAGGCATGGATCGTTTAGTGCGCGTGGGTCATGCTGCCTAGTTCCACCCATGGGTCATCTGGCACTTTGGTTGTTGTGCGTGATCATTCCGTAAGGAATGGATCGCACTGACCTTACTTCAGGCGGAGTTCCGCACATGGTGTGCCTTGAATGATGTCGGTTCGTGCGCGGTGTGATTCTTTGTGGGTCCGCGGTGTCCTTGGTGGCTAGGTGGTAGGGGGTGCCCCCCGCTTTGAAGTTACTTCCGATCAACATAATACCCTGTCCGAATCTTTTTGTATTTTGATACTAACACACTGCATCATAACACCCCCCCCCAGCTGTACATAGCAATGCTGTGGGATTGATTACCCATATTGTGTTAACCCGGGAGCCACGTCGGGCGTGGTTTACCGAGTCTACCTGGGTGATACCGGTGAGATTCTATGTAATCTTCTTAGTCAGGAAGGGATAAACCACTGCGCGTCCGGCTTTAGGGGTTCCGCTTGGTGCGTACCTGCCGTCTACTCCGTGGCTACAGACAACGGTACCTTTATGTTTACGTGAGCACAAGGGTCCGTTACACTTTTCCCATGGAGTATGAGCTTGTTTTGGCTTTATTACGACAGATGCAGCTAGAGAATGAGGAGGATTTGCATGGCGGAAGGGAAGAAATCCCGGAGTATGGGAGCCTACAGTGTGTCTGGGAGCACAGTGAAGGTGGTTCAGACGGGTGATCCCCACTGTTTATGGGGTGATTTGTTCTTTATTACTGAGTCCCAGATAGCTGTTTTGAAGGGAAAGATACTTTCAGGCCGTGAATTAGACTCGAAAGATATGCAGAAGCTAGACAGTTGCTACGGTGGCATGAAGAAGCTCTTGGAGATCGAGGCTATCCTCAAGAGTGACAAGGTAGCAGCCATGAGTGATGACGATCTCGTCAAGGTAGCCCGCAAGGCTATCAGAGAGAGGAAAGCAACCCCCAATGATTCGTAAGATCCAACCCCTCGACCATGACTTTGTTTACCATTCCTGGCTGCATTCTGTGAAATGTCCTACCAGGATGGTTACCACCATGACCCGGAAGCTCATCGATGACGTTGTTTCCAAGGAGCAGGTGTCTATCTATTGCCCTGATGGCGACCCAGATCACATCATTGGGTGGGCCTCCTGGGGTAAACTAGAGGACACTCCAGTCCTTCATTTTGTCTTTGTTAAGAAGGATTTCAGACAAAACGGCATTGGGACCGAATTATTGAGGAGTATATTTCCAAAGAAAAACTCAACAATATTCACCACCTTCTGGAGTTTCCATACACAGCAGATGAATGCGAAGGATAAATGGGGCCTCAAGTTCAGATCGCACTTGCTACCTACGGTAATATTCGAGATTATGGATAGAGAGGTTCGGGCAGCTTTGAGAGCGATCGGGAAGACTACGGAAGCACCAATGCTTATTCAGTGATGGCCAAAGACAGGAAACTACCGCATATCACTCTGTCGAGCCGAGAGGTGCTCGAAGCGGTAGCTATTCGCTTTGGCAAGAAGCTGGACAAGGAGAATGAGGCCCAGAGAGCCCAGAAGAAGAACTATGCCCTCAACCTTGGCCGCACTCTCTTCCGTGAACAGCTGGATTTCATCAACGACCCCAATAAGCGTAAGGCAGCTATATGCAGTCGTCGTAGCGGGAAGAGCTATGCAGCTGGTCGGTATTTGATTCAGGAGGCCCTCAACGACAAGGGAACTCTCTGTGTTTATATCGCCAGGACCCGAGAAGCCGCTAAGCGTATTCTTTGGACAGAGCTCAAGCAGGTCAACCAGCAATACCGCCTCGGTATCCGGTTCAACAACGCGGACTTGATCTGCACCTTTCCCAATGGCAGCCAGATCTTATTCACCGGAGCCAATGATGCTTCAGACGTTGATAAGCTCAGAGGGGCTGCATTCTCTCTGGTTGTCATGGATGAGGCTGCCTTCTTCAATATCGACATCAAGGAGCTCGTCAACGAAGTCCTGACTCCAGCCCTTCTCGATAAGGATGGTAGCCTGGTCTTAATCTCCACCCCGAATAGCGCCTGTACCGGATTCTTCTATGAGATCACCGAGAAGAAAAAATACAACTTCTCAGTCCACAGCTGGACCGTAAAGAATAACCCCTACATGCAGCACGCTGTCAGGGCTATCAATGATGACATAGCTCGAGGGATCCTCAATCCGACCGATCCATCCTACCGAAGAGAGTATCTGGGTG